AATTACCTTAACTAACGGAATCTCTAGAAATTCTTGGGATAACCTCTAGCGTTCCGATCGCCAGAGTATCTTCTTTATACACAGCTATTGTACCCTGGCTGGATCCAACAGAAAATGCAGGAGCACCAGCCGTTGTGGGTTCAATCTCAAAAACATTTCCGCTAATAATTGAAAGTTTATTAGCGTTGAAATCGACACCATCAAATGAACTTTGACCAGTGCCGCTAATGATGATCTGATCTTCTGGGGTCAACTTATGAGCTGAACTCGTTGTGATCCTAACTTTGTTAGCAGAGATGCCACCCGTAGTGGTGAATGCAGTACCGGAAGTAATAGAACTAATACTTGCTTGGGTATCGGAATAGTATTCCCGTAAATCCCAGAGAAACTTACCCTGAAGTTCATCCGAGACATCAACGGAAAGGCCTAGACCAGCACGCTCTAGTCCTCGTTCGGTGTAACCGATAGGTACATTCCTTCCTAGAGCTTCGGTTTGACGGCTAGAAAGTTTAAGTGCAATTTTTCCGTTAGCTGGATCCAGTTCTACAATTCCGAAGCTATCAACAGCGGAAGTTGGTGTCGTATTATCATTAAAGAAACGACGAATATCCGCTACCAGGACAGAATTAGAGTAGTTATAGGGCGTACCCCAGGGCTTTTCGACGACAAGGTGTAGCTCATCGAAGCTGTCCCCCTCTCTGACAGTTACGGCGATATTATCGAGAGCCATTGATTAGTTACCTAGGAGCTTACGACGAAGTCGCTGATGCGGCGAATTACCTTGTTCGACAGTTACTGGCGGAGGTGTGTTACGCGCTTTATCTAACTGTAACTGATGAAGGTTTACGACCGATTTATAGTATTCAGCGTTGAGATCTAATAGCCGTATATTCTCTGCTTCAAGTCGTTTTACACGCGCCTCAAGAGCAGCAGGCGGAACCGGCTTATCAACGTAGATGGTTTTTACTTCAGGCGCAGTTTGCTCAGTTAATTGAGCAATAGTTCTATCCCTAGACATTAGAGCCTCTTCCGCAGCACGTCGAAAGTCATCAAGCTGACCCTCAAGAACAGCAATGCGGCTCTGGGCGTTGAGAAGGCTCGTCTCAAGACGGCTTTGCTCACTGAGCGCATCACCTAGTTCGTTGGCGGCACGTTTGAGCTGGACTCTTTCGTAAATAGATGCTGAGGGAGCCGCAGTCTGAGATTCACGGGCCTGACTTGCACCAGGAGTGATGTCGTAAGACTCCCGGTCGGGAACACGCCATTGAAGCGTGAAATCGGTTTTACGGATGTCGCCTTTTTCTTTGAAGGCGACGAGATAACTTACCCCCGCCGGGGTGGGGTCAAGGTTGATGTCGATCGATCCGTCGGTAACGTCGAAATGACGTTCATGGCGAGGGACACCAAAGAAGGGTTGAGAAGGCTTAACAACCAAAAGGCCGTTACGGCCATCACTAAATAATTGGCCATGAACTCTCGTCACGATCAGACCTCGCGGTAGGCAACAGACAAGCCAACGTTTGCAGTACCTGTAATAACGGCGTTGATCTTTTCACCAGAATCAGACTCAAAAAGACCGAGCGGGTTACTAAGTTGCACCGTGCCGTTTACAGGCAGGTAGATTTTTCCGGTGACGTTGTCAGTTGCGCCTGTCTGAAACTGAACGTTGCACGCAGCGCTAGCGCTAAGAGTCACAGACATGACACGAAGCTTGGTATTAGCGACCAATGGAATGACGTCGGCGCTAGCAGTCAGATCAAGCGCTTTGTACTTGAGATCGTTAGTGAAGGCGTCGTGAAAAGTGACGAGTCCATCGGTGGCACTAGGTGTACCCGACGCTCGAATATAAGCATCACCACCGTTAGCGTCTCTTCCAAAAAGGGACATCAGACAAAACCCAAGAGAATAGAATTATCTGGCTCCGCAAAATCGAATTGCGTAGTAGACAAAATGAGTGTACCGGACTCAACCCAAGGAGTTTTAGTTTCGTCGCGCAGTAAAGCTCGTATTCTGATCTTAACATTTGCGGAATCAGCTACAGTTATATCCGCTTGTTCCCGATAGAAATAACCTTGATTTACATACCGCTGAAGCTCTGTGTTGTAAAGCTCAAGTTCGTACCTGTCGATATTGGTGTCACGGATTTCTGAGCTAACGAGTGATCCGGCAAAAACGTAATCAAGCGCACCCTGCACAATTTGCATAGGAGCTTCCCAGAATATACTCACTCTGGATGTGGGATCGATGGCTGTCATTATGGCATTGGATTTGTTGTACGGATTTTGAAGTCAATTTTGCTGGCATCAAGCCCCTTATTTACTTTCGTATTAAGCGTCTTACGTTGGCCGTAGTCGGCTTCCCCTTTATTTACAAAATCATATTTGGCGTGATCATACTTGATACCAATAATTGAATATGTGCCGTCATTGTTTTCGGTAATCTTCTGAACCTTATACCTGTTGAATCTGTGTGCAGTGTTATTGGTTGGACCTTCGTCAACGAGAATCCAGAGCATATTTGATGAGGGGGCTTGACTAAACCCAGATACCGTGATGGTCCTGCCAGTAATCGATTTAACTTTACTGCGTTCAGCCAAACCTCCAGTTGTATATGTATATAAATACCACTCACCATCTGTGTAATTGACACCAGTAGTAAGGTCACGATCAACTGTTACCAATTTTTTAGTAGCGTTAGCAACCCGGCCGCCAGCTTCAATACGGGTCTTAAGGGGGTCGCCAATCAGACATACGTCGCCTGGAAGAAGCAATGCTCCTTCTGGACCTACTTTGAACGAGACTGTTTCAGTTGATCTTAAATTTGTGGCTAAGGTATATCGACCCATCCGCAAAGCCTGCTCACGATCTGTGCAACCCAATGCCCTGATCTTGTTCAGGTTGTATCCGTACTTCTGCATCGCGTCACGGTCCTCTACAAGCACTTTGGCTTCTTTGTAGAAGTTTGTTTTGTCGATGTAGCTTACTTGTATAGCAGTTGTCCTCGCCCGCTTGCCAGTTCCCTCATAAATAAAGCCAGGCTCCGCTTCTCCACCTTCTGAACCTTGAATCACATTTGCATCAGTGAATAAGAAATGTTGGTTGGTGTCTTTGACTTGGTCATCAATGACGACAGAAACATAACCACCTTGATAGATCAGCTGACCCTGGAAGGTTGACGTAACACTTCGCAGTAGTTCAATAGTGTCAGCATCACCTGCGACGGTTGCATCGAAGGTTATGTCGTGGTCTTCGCAGTATTTTTGTGCCTTGTAGAAAGATGCCTTGTCTATATCGTCAAACCGAATCCCTGGCTGGAATACCTGTTGATTAAGAGGTGCATTTGTTGTGAAAGTCCGGTGGCCAGCACCGTACCTGGGGTTTGTGAGCAGGTCGAGTACCACGTTTGCAGGGTTACGAGACCACTCATAAGTGACACTGAGATCACGCCTAAGTACAGGCAGCTTTTTCCCTTTAATAAGTGCTGTGATGCCAGGTATTCGGCTCACGGCTCCTGCCTTGAAACTGCAGGCTAGTAGAGATGTATGTGGGTAAACGAGACGTTCATTCCACAGAACCTCCATGGAGAGCCAAGTAAAACCACCTTTAACCCACTGATAACTTCTAGATCCAGAGCCACCACGATAGTTATATGGCTCAGGAGGTTGGTTCCTGTCGATACGCTCAATCCTTACAGAGATAGGTTGGGCTCTACCTGAAACATCGACTTCATGGACGACAAGCTTGTTATGAAGAATTCTTTCAGCTGTCGGGTGCTCAACGGTATGGAAAAGGCTTCCATCAGCAAAAACCTGGATCCTATATTTAGTTGGATTATTAGCACCACCAGAATCGTCTTTGTCTCTCGCGTACTCTAGATATTTGAACTCTCCATCACCCTTCTTGCTTGTGAAATTTCTAGTTTGGTAGAAGGGCTCTTGCATAATCCTTATCCGAATCTTGTCCGCATAAGGCTGATTAAAAGATCTAACAACAACTGTGTTGGGACTTTCCGATAAAGGGATATTATCGGTGTACTCACCACCGCCTAAAGGGAACGATGTCCCGATTTGCATGTGAAATCCTTGGTTTTTGATTTCCGTTATCTGAACATCATTCTGGGTTCCGTCTGTAAACTCAACAACATCAACACCAGCGGCTACACCCTTTAATCCATTGAAAAATATATCTTCCTCTTTACTGTTTGGAAAACCCTCAATCTCACCTTCAGATACAACACCAAGCCAATATGCTTTAGCGTCTGCCTCTTCTGGACCGTCAAGAATATAAGAACTTATAACTGGAATGTTTGTTACTAAGGTTTCTCCATAAACGACTGGCACTGGAGTACCATCTCCTGCTGTACCTGTGCCCGCATTTGTAATTGCATCGTCAGCGGGCTTTCCCTCAGTCTTCATCTCAGGGTCTGGTACACCCGGAGCAAAAAGACCGGCGATGCCTGTGAATATCATGCCGAAGCCCATACTCATGATGGCCGTTTTAATACCGACCGAGATGGATGCAGCCTTAGCGCTGAAGGTGATAATTCCGAAGCCAGTGAAGGCAAAAGCTACGAGGACAACACCTAATAGAATCTGACCGATTGCGCTTCTAAAGAAACTACCTGTGACAACAGGAACTAACGTCATCTCAGACGCCCCAAAGTCCAGATGGTCGTAGCCGATTAGATCATCTTTCGTCAGTAGCTGAAAGAACAGACCGTATTCGTGCGCAGAACTAAGGAATGCTCTGAACCCAGGAATGAGCTGGCATAGGGCTCTAATAGCCTCATTCGGAGTGCGAACATCTAAGTTATGTTCGTAACCAAATCGTTTGCCAGCTACACCTTCCAGCCTGATCTTCATCATTTACCTAGTACCTTGTCAAAAATCTGTATGTCACCACTTGGGCTTAGAACCTCAAGCCGGTCAGCATCAACTACATAAAGATAAGAGGTCAACTCCATATTCGCAGCTACAAGGATGTCATGCTCGCTAAAAGAATGGTCGCCTAGTGGGTGCGAGTGAAAAATAGTATCGGATCGATAGGTCAGATAATCATGCGCGGAGATAAGGAAAGCCTCTGTTGGGTTTTCTGCTTTGTTTTCTAAAGCTACGGCTTTCCCATCTACGACAAATCCACAGGCCTCGTTCGGCAAAGCCTTCCTAGAAATCTGCGCTATACGTCTGTGAAGAAGTTTAGCCATGGGCTAGCGGTCAGTTGCTGCAGGAAAACCACCGAATCGCAGTGGAGAATTTTGACCGCCAAATCGAGCAGTACAAGCCTCAAGAGTTTTAGGGCAAATATCAGGAGAAGAAACCGCTGGACCTGTGTAGTTACACTCGGGACCTCTGTATTCAAAAGGACAAAAGTTACTATACATTCTGCGTTTTGGAAGTCTAGTTCCTTCTAGATCGAATATGGATGCCAGTTCATACACAACACCTAACTTTGTCTCCTCTACCTTTCGATTAAACCACCAAGTATCAGGAGTAAAGTGCGCATTACTGTCGTACCCAGCTTGCGCAACACCGTCAATAGACTTCAGGTATTTTGCGTAGGTACGGATTCGTGTAAGACTAAAACCAATTAGATCCTCAAAATCAAAGTTATACAGCGTCATCTTTCCATCAATGTTCGATATTTGAACCTTGGGCTGAGGAAGATTGTTACTACCCGTCAGTTCAAAACCGCCAGCCGCAATAGGTACGGGTTCATAGGTCACAACAGCGCCATCGCGGTTGACGTACTCGACCTCAGTGCCACCGGATTGCTCTGGAGAGACGAAGTAAAGGTCGTTAGACCATGAACTTCCCATAGATGATGCATTCCCAGAGATTTGGAAAAGGGTTATGGGTGAGTCTTGGGTAAGCCTTCTTGTCTCTGTCCTAAGCTTTTCGTTAGGCATTGGAATAAGCCTCGACGAGAGTAAACGAAAATGTCATCGCCCTGTTGGAGGGGAGGATTCGTCTCGAATAAGTATTGTCTTTTAGTCTGTAACGACGAGGGACTGTGCTAAATGGTGCGAGAGTAGCAAGGAAATAATCACCCGTGGCCACCTTATCTAGATCGGCGATAAAGGTCGTTTGGGTAGTTGCGTCTTTGATGGGTTCGGTAGTGACGTTGTATTCAGTCAACCTAGTGTTGATACCGTCTTTCGCAATAGCTTCGTAGCCGTCCCCAAAACTATACTTGCGGATACGGTGTGTGGTTTGTTCGTTGACCTCCATACGAAGGTCGAGGGTTAAATTAACGTCGGCCATTGTAAAGAAGTCCTCCAACTCTGCGCTCATCCATGATGACGCGCTTCACGGCACCATCGATGGCATTTGCCAACTTATTAGCTTGATCACCGTCAGTCTCAGTGCTGGTGTTTCCACCTTGATCCACATTAACGGTGATATTTGTGGTCACACCGCCGCCTGCATTCTTACCTAAATCGACAGGGATGGATCGGCCGTTGGGCAGCGGCACAACAGCTTCGTTCATGCCACCTTCGCCGATCATCGCGTTAGTTGGTTTAGTGACAATGCCACCTTTTGCGAATGGTTCGACTGTATAAATCGAAGGGTCAACGTACTGGTCAATACCGTCGATGTTTAAGCCTGATGTGTCCTTTGCACCACCACCAAACAAACCGCCCAAAGCCTTCTTCAAAAGGTTGATGACAATAAGCTTGGCAATCATCTGTGCAGCCAGCTGCATAAAGGACTGACCAACACTCTTAAAGAAATTGGCAAAAGCCTCTGAAGCAGTCATGGTGCCGCTTACGACTCCCATAATCGACTGCGATATGGACTGTTCGATTGATTGAGCAATCTCTGCAATACGCTCACGGACATTGGTAAGAAACTCCATCGAAGTGGCGACGTAGTTCCTCAACGCATCAGAGCTTTGTAGCTGCGCTTCTGTTAGGTCATTGATTGCCGCCTCTGCATTAGCCGCATCCTCGTTGATCTTTGCCATCAAGTCGTTGAGGCCTGGCAGATTTTCTTTCTGCGCCTGTGCGATCCGATCAGTGCGTTCTTTCTCAATCTCCGCAAGCTGGAGCTGACGATTGATCTCTGCATCAGACATGCCCTCCATAGCCAAGCGGTTACGCATACGCAGCGCCTCTGCCTCTTTCTGCGCGGCCTCTGCCCGCTGTCTAAAGCCCTGTGTGGACTGGGCGATAGCCATAGACAGGTTGTCGGCTCTTAGGGCACCGGCTGACTCCTTGAATTGACCAAGGCGAGCTTGGGCTCCTGTAAGCCCTATTTCTGCTCTCTCAACCAAACCAGTAGCCCTAGCTGCATCCACAGATCCAGGGGCAGCAGCAGCTAGTTGAGCCTTGGCAGCTTCCAATTTTGCCTCTGCCTTGGTGACGGCGCTATCCAGTGAGGCAATCTCGTTGGCGACGGCTCTGTTCTGTTCTTGATATGTGTTCAGAATGCCCAACTGAGCACGTTGTGTGCCGCTGAGCTGTGCCTCGGCAATCTTGGCGTCATTCCGACGAAGTCTTTCCAGTAGTTTGAAACGCTGCTTATCGAACTTTTCAACCTCGCGGGCTCTTGCCTCAGCCGCACGTCGGGCATCTGTAGCGGTAAGTCGTCGTATTTGAGCTGCAGTGTCTTTTCCAGTGCCTTCACGATTGTTCTGTAAGTCTTCTGAGGTAACCAGCGTTCCCTGCTCAATAGTGCCGGAGCCTCGACCCTCAAGCTCTTTAAGTTCAGCACTCAAGCGCTCCATCTCCCCGAGAGCCACCATCGCTTGGTTTCGTCTCTGATTTATTCTGTTTTGAACCCTGGTGTCCTTACTCGTCTTTACAGTCCCGTCCTCATTTGTTGTTTCTTCATTAAGGCGATTGAACCTATCTTGAGCAGCATCAAGCTCACGTCTTGTCTTAGCAATAGCGCCTTCAGTACCCAAGCCCAAGAAATTATTCAGGGCTCGTATGGCTTGGTTGATATAACCAACGATTTCGCCAAAAACCTTTTGGAATTCAGCACCGATCGGCATCAGCAGATTGCCGATATTTCTTTGCAGCTCATCCAGTTCATTGGCTAGACGCTGCCCAGCCTCAGCAGAACTGTTTCCGATGTCCTTTGCTTGCTTGTCAAAATCTTCCAGCAGCGTCTTTGTGAAATTGACAAAGTCCTCGACCGAGACAGTGCCTTCCTCAAGACGCTTGTCGAGCATTGCGGTTGTGATGCCCATTGACTCTGCAAAGAGCGCAACTGCACCTGGCAAACGTTCACCGATTTGCCCTCTTAATTCTTCTGCAGAGACCTTACCTTTGCCGAATACTTGTGTAGCAGCAAGCAAAATTCCGTTCGCTTGTTCTTGCGAACCACCCAAAGCTTTGTTGGCCGCGATCAATCCACGGAAGGATTTAGTTATATCTTCTGCACCAACACCAGAGGCTTTAGCTGATGCGGAAAAACGTGTGAAACTCTTCGTCGCGTCTTGCAGCGGGACGTTGTAGTCCTTAGTGACTTGGCGAATGTCTGCCAGCGCATCGACGAATCCTGCACCTGTTACGCCCTTGAGGGCGATCTGCATCTTCTGCGTCTGAGCAGCTGCTACTGCTGCGTCGTTGGCGTATTGAGCTGTTGCACGGGCTAGATCCTCAACAGCTTGAATTGCCCGGCCTACAACTGCTGCTGCAATTCCTGCAACACCACCGGCCATTGCAGAACCAAGAAGCCCA